GTCTTTCCGCTGATCGTCTATCAGCAAGTCGGCGGGTAGGCGGTCGAGTTCGTCGAGCAAGTCATAGGCGACAAGGACAACGCCCGCGTGCAAGTGTGGGTGTGGGCCAAGAACCGTCCAGACGCGTCCACCATCGCCCGCCAAGCCCGCGCGGCGATCATCGGTAGCGCCTTGCAGGCCAACACGCTCGCCGCGCCTGTTTCGACGTATGACGAGACGATGAAGCTCTACGGAGCGCGAACCGATTTCAGCATTTGGTACGCGCCGACCTGACGCGCCGCTAACCCGTTCCACCGACCGCCGAGATGGCGGTTTTTTATGCCCGCCGTTTGGCGGCGAACCCCTGAACCGTCAAACATGAGGATACGACATTGAGTGTGAAGCTCCCCAACGGCACCACCTTCGCCATCGCTTCCGGCTATGGCTCCCCCATCACCGTCACCGCGCTGAGCAATGCCAGCGAAGCCATCGCCACCGCCACGAACACGCTTACTGCCGGCGACTTCGTCGAAGTTACGTCCGGCTGGTCGCGGCTGAACGGCAAAGTCGTCCGCGTCAAAGCGGCGGATTCGACGTCGGTCACGCTGGAAGACATCGACACGTCAAGCACCACGGCCTATCCGGCCGGCTCAGGCGTTGGCTCCATCCGCAAGATCAACGGCTGGACGTAGATCCAGCAGGTTCTGACCACGTCCACCAGTGGCGGCGACCAGCAGTTCGCCACGTACCAGTTCATCGAGGCGGATCAGGAAACCCGCATCCCGACCACCAAGAGCGCCGCCGGTCTTGATCTGAGCGTGGCGGATGATCCGAGCCTGCCGGGCTACATCGCCCTGTCGGCGGCCAACGACGACCGCGATCCGCGTGCGTTGAAGTGCTCGCTGTCGAACGGATCGGTCATCCTGTACAGCGCGTATTGCTCGCTGAACAAGACCCCGAGCATGACGGCAAACCAGGTCATGGCCTGCGCCGCGAGCCTGAGCTTCATCAACGCCGACCCCGTGCGCTACGCCGCGTAATTCAACCCACAAGCCCGCTTCGGCGGGCTTTCTTTCGGTGACCCATGTTCAAAATCAAAGCAGATCCAACATTTGACGCCTGTCTTACCATTGTGGGGCAGGGGCGCGAGCAGCAGTTGAACGTCACGTTCAAGCACAAGTCGAAGGCTGATTATCTCGCCATGCTCGAAAAGGTGGGCAACGGCGACGTGAAGCCTGTCGATGCATTGCTGTCCATCATCGAGAAATGGGACGCGGACGCCGACCTTTCGGCCAAGTCCATCGCCATGTTGCAGGAAGAACAGCCGGGCGCCGATTGGGCGATCCTTGCCGGCTACGGCGAAGCCCTGGCGGTATCCCGCAAGGGAAACTGATAGAGGCGGCACGGGCGCTGTATTGGAGGGCGCCCGAACAAGAGGAACTGAACGCCTACGGCCTCACGGTCGATGACTTCCCGCCGCCGGAAGTCGATGTATGGCCCGAAAATTGGCCACCACTACAGCTATTCATTCGCCTGTCCACGCAATGGCGAACAGGGCCGGGCGGGCCTATTGGGTTGGACTACAACGTTCTGTTCCACGAGATGGATCGCCAGAACCTGGAACCCGACGCCTACGACGATATGCAGGCGCAGATCCGCGTGATCGAAATAACCGCGCTAGACGAACTGCACAAAAAGGATTGACCGATGGCCGATGAAACTAGCGCAGGTTCGATCGGCACAGCCCGTGTTGACGTTATTGTCAACACGTCGACGATGGACGCCGGCATCGAAGCGTCAAAGCGCAAGGTATCCGGCCTTGGCGCCGAAGCCGAGGCGCAGTTCAACAAGGCCAGTGCCGGCACGAAGCGCTATGCCGATAGCCTGCTGCGCCAGTCCGAAATGCTGGGCAAGACCCGCGCCGAGTAGATCGCCTACAACGCGCAGACGCGCATCGGTGGCGAGCTGGGCGACAAGATTGCCGCGAAGGCGCTTGCCAATCAGGTAAAGCTCGCCTCATCGCTTGGCGCCACGGGCAAATCCGCCAAGGAATTGCAGTTCGCCATGCGCGGCCTTCCGGCGCAGATCACCGATATCACGGTGGGCCTTGCTTCCGGTCAGCGCCCGCTGATGGTGCTGCTGCAACAGGGCGGCCAGCTCAAGGACATGTTCGGCGGTCTTGGCCCTGCCGCGAAGGCGCTAGGCTCGTCCCTGCTTGGGCTGATTAACCCGTACACGCTCACGGCGGCGGCTGTTGGCGTGCTTGGCGCAGCCTTTGTTAGCGCCGAGAACGACGCATCGGCGTTCAACAAGGCGCTGATTTCCACTGGAGGCTATGCCGGAAAGACATCCTCGCAGCTAGAGGATATGGTCCAGGCCATCGCTGCCACGACCTCCGCATCGGCAGGCACAGCGCGCGATGCGCTGGAACAGGTCGCGGCGAGCGGAAGGTTTACCGGCGATCAGTTCAACCTAGTGGCGATAGCTGCGGCGAAGATGGAGTCGGCGACCGGGTAGAGCATCGACGACACGATCAAGAAGTTCGAGGAGCTTGGCAAGTCGCCGGTCGACGCGCTGCTGAAGCTCAACGAGACAGAGCACTTCCTGACGCAGGCCCAGCTTGATCGCGTTCGCGCGCTACAGGCCGAAGGCAAGGAACAGGATGCCGCTGCCGAGGCTGCGCGCATCTATGCCGGGCGGCTTGACGATGTGGCAACCGCTGCCGAAGCTGCAAGGCCGCACCTGTCACAAATGTGGAAGGAAGCCAAGGATGGCGCATCCGGGGCATGGGAGGAAACGAAGAAGTTTGTTGATTTCCTAGCCGCCGCCGCCGAAGCGCAAAAGAAAATCCCGTGGTATCAGAAGCTCGGCCCCATTGGCGGTATCCGCGCCAGCCTTGCCGGCATGACCGGTGCCGAGCCGACCCCGCAGGCGCGCGCGCAGGCCGTCGTCGGCGCCATCGACACCGGGCAGGCCCGCGAGGCGCAGAAACTACAGGAAGAAGCCGCCAAGCTCAAAGACAAGTACCTGACGCGCGAGGAAGAAAAGAAGCGCGAGATTGCGGAACTGGACAAGCTGCGCGCGCAGTATTCGGACACCGAGTACCAAAACCTCAAGAAGCAGATCGAACTGCGCTATGCCGACAAGGGCGGACGCAAGTCCACGGCATCCCGTGCGATGCCCGACTTCCAGTCCAAAGATGCCGCGCTGGTCAAGAAGCAGATCGAGGCGCAGGGCAAGCTTGACGACCAGATGACGCGCGGTGCTGCGTCGGTGGCCGCGTACAAGTCGAGCCTGCAAGACATGCTGCAAACGCGACAGGCCGCGATTGACCTGCAAGTTGAATCCGTGGGCATGGGCCAGCGCGAGGTGGAGCAAACCCGCGCGCTGATTGACATTGACGCCGACTACAACCGCAAGAAGGCGGATTTGCAGCGCCGCCAGCAGTCCACGACGGATTCACTGGAAAAAGGATTCTACGCGCAGCAGCTGGCCGCGTTGGAGCAATACCACAACGATCGCGTGCAGATCGAGAAAGAGGGTTTCGCGCGTTCTGCCGCTGCTCGCGCCGATGCCATGAACGGCGTGCGCGCCGCCGTGAAAAACTTCATGGATGAGCAGCAAAACATGGCGGCACAGGCCGAATCGTTAACGTCGAACTTCCTTGATGGCTTTGGCGACGCCTTCGCGGATTTCGCTTCGGGCGCCAAGTCGGCCAAGGATGCTTTCGGTGACCTGATTGACTCCATGTACCGGCAGGCGCTGAAGTTCCTTGCGAACCAGGCCATCAAGAAGCTGTTCGAGTCGTTCGGCAGCGCCGGGTCGGGCGGCGGTGGTAGCGGATGGGGTGGCATCGTGTCCGGCCTTGTCGGTGCGTTCGGCGGCTCAACTGGCCCCGGCACGATTGGCGCTGGACTTGCCAACGGCGGCCCCGCTGCTGCCGGGTCTATCCATCCCGTGGTGGAGAACGGCCCGGAAATCCTGACGGTCGGCCAGCGTAGCTATTTGATGATGGGCGCCGAGTCGGGCCACGTTACGCCAATGAAGGACGACGGCGGCAAGGCGCGCGGCGGATCGACCTACATCACCAATATCGCCGTGCAGCCCACCAGCACCCGCAGCACGGCGGATCAAGTCGCTCAAGCTAACGCGCGGGCGCAGCGCATCGCGCAATCGAGGAACGCATGACCACTGGATTCATTGACCAGCGCATGTCTGTGCGTGTCGCATCCGGCTTCGTGGGCGGCCCGGAATGGAGCACGAACATATAGACGCTTGGCAGCGGGCGCGAATCACGCAACAAGCAATGGCAGTATCCGAAACACCGCTACACCGCCAACGTAGGCGCCTTCACGCCAGCCGACATCAGCGAGCTGCGTTCGATGTTCTACGCCTGCGCCGGCCAATGGGGCGCGTTCCGTTTCCGTGACCCCGTGGATTTCGTGGCGGCGGCTGAAGTGATCGGCGTGGCCGTTGGCACGAAAACGCCCGCGCAGCTCACCAAGACCTACGCCTTCGGATTGCAGCAAGCGGTGCGCAAGATTCAGGCGCCGGTATCCGGAAGCGTGACCGTGGTGGACAGCGACGGCACAACGGCCATTGCCGGAACGTGCGATTACGCCACGGGGCTGTTCACGCCGACAAGCAACTGGCCGCACGCCACCGCGCAGTGGTCGGGGCGATTCGACGTGTGGGTGCGCTTCATGTCGGACTACGGCGCGTTTACCGCTATCCGGCCCGAACTGCTGACGGCGGATATCGAACTGCTGGAGGTGTTCGCGTGATCCGCAACGTACCCACTGCGCTGGCCGAGCACCTGAAAGGTGCCTCGACCACCATCTGCTACCTACTCAAGATCATGCCCAAGCGTTCCGGCGTGGCAAAGTTCGGTCTGTGCACGCTTGACGATGACATTGTTTATGACGACGGCACGGACGAAATCGCCTATCGCTCGCGCCGTGGATATACGTCATTCGATCTGGACACTCGTTCAGACCTGAGCGTGGACAACACCGAAGCATCCGGCCTGTTGGCGGAATACCCCGCCGATGGCGTTACGGCCGAAGGAATCGCGCGCGGCGACTATGACGGCGCACGTTTCGTGCAGTACCTCGTGAATTACGAGGACTTGTCGATGGGACACGTCATCATCAATTCCGGACAGGTTGGCTAGATCCGGATGATTGACGACCTCATTTGCAAGATCGAGCTTCGGTCACTGACGCAGATTCTGAAACAAAACTCCATCGTCGAACTGACCTCCATTACCTGCCGCGCCAAGTTCGGCGACGAACGATGCAAGATGCCGCTTGACTGGTACACCGGGACGGTTGCTTCGGTAGGCGACGAGATAGACCGCACCTTTTCAATTGACCCCTATGCGGGCCTTCTCAAACAGTACACCAACGCGCTTGTTTTCACGGGAGACGGTGCGACGACGGCCGTTCAACTGAAGAACCCTGACGGCTTGGATATCACGGCAGATTACGTCATCGCGGAACTGCGTGTAGGTGGTGTTGCCACGACGGATTACACGGATGACGGGGCCGGCATGCTGACCTTCGACACGGCGCCGGAAACGGATGTTCAGGTGCGATGGGATGGCACCGTGAAGATGCCTGCCGCGCCAGACGGATTCTTCGTGCCGGGCGTCGTCCAATGGGTGACGGGCGATAACGAAGGTCGCGAGAACGAAATCGAGGAATACGCCGCCGACACCATGACGGCGACGTTCGCCATCCCCGCATACAAACCCATTGTTGTGGGCGATACATTCATGATTCGGCGCGATTGCGACAAGTCGAAAGCCATGTGTAAGGACTACGACAACCT